AGTGTGCAGCAACTGCGAGGCAGATGTTCACACAGATGTAGACTTTTACGTGCACGACAAGAAAGATAACTTGTTGTGTGAGGAGTGCCACCACCTGACCTTTGATGATATATCAACGGTGCATATTTACGACCACGAGACTTGCGAGGTGAAGAAGTGGATGTTTAATCCAACGATGGGGTTGCCCTACAACGAGTACGCTGAGGAGCTCTGGGGAGGGGACGAGGACATGATGCCCGTTGATGACGTTAATTGGGTTTCTACCGATGCATGGCGTGGGTACTACAAAGCCGAGTTAAAGCATGGCTTCACTCCGATATCAGAGGGTTGGGCTACGGGAAGGTGGGATGATGTGCCTTGGAAGCACGACTTCAATGACCTTTTTGATGCGGTGTTTGATGATGACGAAGTTTACCCACCTTGCGATGTGTTCTGCGTTACATCACCAACGAGCAATGTATTCAGCGTGAATACCACCTTGTTAGTTCGCTCGAGAGATGAGGAGAGGTTCGCCAATTGGTTGGAGGAGGAGCATGGATTGACGAGAGAGAAATTAGATATCTCGTTATCATGAGGGCTTTAATAATAATGTCTATATCGATACTTGGTGGGTGTACTGACGCTCACCAAGCCATTCGGATGGACACGTTGTGCATCGAGGGTGAGAAGAGGGTATGCGTGACATGGGATAACTTCATTGATGCCGTGATTTATGTTGAGTCACGAGGCAACGACTCGGCACACAACATAAAGGAGGATGCGGTTGGATGCCTACAGATACGACCAATCATGGTGGCTGAGGTGAATAGACGTTTAGCTATTGATGGGTTTGAGAGAAGATACTCTCTAGATGATAGGTGGAGCAGAGCGAAGTCTATTGAGATGTTCAACTACATGGCGACAAAGGTATCGACCAATGGTCGCACGTTCATGGGGTATTGCGAGGTGGTAGCGAGGCGATGGAACGGGGGATACAATGGAGATAAGATGTGCACCACAAAGAATTATTGGAGCAAAATAAAAAGACAGATAAATGAGTAGATTGTTCAATTTTTGTATTATTTTCGTATTATTAACAACGGCATCTGGGTGTGTGCCTGACATTCCTAATGATGGAGACCCGATGGAGATGCCTGACACTAAAAAAGAAGATTAAAATTATGACAGCAGTAGAATTTTTAGCAGAAAGGTATAACTACATTACTTGGATGCGTAACAGAGATGAAATTTCAGCAGGTACAGCCGATAAATGGCGTGCAAAATTCCTTAAAGAAGCAAAGGAAATAGAAGAGCAACAGCTTAATAAGGCTTGGCAAGATGGGGCTGCAATGGCTCAATCGGATGCAGCTAAAGAAATTGAAAAGAATTATGTTGCTCGTGTTCGGTAGTTAAACACCACTAAAAAGTGGGATAAAAGAATAATAAATAAATTAAAATTATGAACACGCAAAATGACGAGTACTTGATTGATGAGTACAATTACGAGGAGTGGGCAAACCGTGTCTGCTCGGACAAAATCTTTAATGAATTTAACTGGCTGAACTACGAGGCTCACCGAACTAAATGGTGGCAATTCTTTAAGAGGTTTAAGATAAGTAGGCAAGCCAAGCAATTAAAAAATAAAATAGGTAGATAATGAAGAAGGAGATATTTAAGAAGTACGTGGACACGGTGTCAAAGGTATTTGACATCGATGAGTCTGATGTGTTTGTGAAGACAAAGAAACGACAATCGGTTGAGGCTAGGCATATGTTATACTACCTCTCCTTTCACAGACCCATGTCGATAGTTGAGATACAGAGGTACATGAACGAATATGGATATGACATCGGACACTCAAGTATCATATATGGTATCGGACAAGCGGATGAAAAGGTTCGGCATGACCGTGACTATTTCAAACTCGTTAAAGATATATCAGAACTATGATGACGCTAGAAGATATCTTTGAGCAAGCGATGAATGATGATTATGCACTATTCTCAAAGGGTGATATGTCGTTGAGCAAGCAACTATATGATGTAAAGATTATAAAGTGGAAGGACGACAACTCAATTGAGATACTAAACACTGGGCTTGGCGATTGGTACGAGAAGATAACTCCAGAACATTTTTATTTTTTTTTAAATAATGGTTGGAGAAGTGGAGTTTATGAATTAACTTTGTCTAATTATCGTTCAAAGCTAAGAACTATTGAGGAGCAGATAAAGCTAGAAGTGAACACAAAGATGAACCCCAAGAGAATCAAATCGCTAAAGAACTCGAGGGAGAACATCATGAATATGTATGTAAAAATTAAATTAAAACAAAATGAAAACAGTATTTGAAACACTATCTTCCATCAACCTAAACGACAAGGTTGAGAAGAAAAAGAATCTAACCTACCTATCTTGGGCTTGGGCTTGGGGTGAGGTAAAGAAGCACTATGAGGATGCGACCTACGAGGTTGTTACAGACCACGAAGGTAAGCCGTATCTGTACGATGATGCACTGGGTTACATGGTAAGAACTACCGTAACAATCAAGGGCGAAACTCTAGGGATGTGGCTACCCGTTATGGATACATCAAATAGGGCTATGAAGTCGCATCCATATGATTGGACTAGCAGATATAGTTCTGGTACGGTTGAGGCTGCGACCATGTTCGACATCAACAAGGCACTCATGCGTTGCCTAACAAAGAACTTGGCTATGTTTGGACTCGGTCACTACATATATGCGGGGGAAGACCTACCCCAAATAGATGAACCAACTCAGGTCGAGACTGCGAAACCTCAGCAAAAGATAAAGTTGGTGGTTGATGATGAGAATTGGATTAAGGTACTCAAGTGGGTGACTGCTAATAAGGATATGGAATTCAGTGATATACTAAAGACACTGCGCCAGAAGTATGTAGTAGCCAAAGAAGCACAAGAGAAGATAAGAGAGAGCATATCATGAACATAATAGATAGACTCAGGGATGATGCCGAATACTATGGTGGCATTGGTAGAAAATACCTATCCAATTCAGACATTGGAACCCTATTAAACAATCCAAAGGATTATGGTAGTAGTCGTAAGGACACAAAGGAGTTTGCCATGGGTAGATACTTTCATCAGATGTTTTTAGAGCCAGACAAGGCTAAGGATGTAAGCTATATCGATGTCGCATCTAGGAACACCAAAGCATACAAGGAGTATCTGCACGAGGTTCAGACGGACATCGTGCTACTCAAGAAGGAGATTGATGAGGTGAACCTATGGGTGGATGCGATGAACGTGAACATGGACTTCTTTGAACTCATAAATAATCCAGAGAATGTGTACGAGCAACCCGCAGTGGGGGAGATATTTGGGGTGGATTGGAAGGGAAAGGCAGATATACTAGCTCCAGATGCCATATATGATTTGAAGACAACGTCAAACATAAATGACTTCAAATGGAACTTCAGAAAGTACAACTACGATAGCCAAGCATATGTATATAGCACGCTATTCAATAGACCAATGGTGTTTCTGGTTATCGATAAGAACACATTGATGATGGGTAGGTATACCGTTAGCGATGAGTCGCTTGAGAGGGGTGAGAACAAGGTGAGGAAGGCGGTGAACATATACAACAAGTTCTTTGGAGATAACCCAACAGAAGATATCGGTCAATTTTATTTTTCTGATGAAGTTTAGAGATATATTTGTGTCCTTGAAGACACTATTAGATAAAGATACTACTGTCGTTGTGCTTCCAAACGCAGTTGGTAGCCGAGAAGAGAAGAATGATATTCTATTTTCAACGCTTGATTTTATGGAGCAAAACATTTTAATTAAATAATATTATGGAAAAGAAAGAAAAGGTATTCGCTGACGGATTTATGTTTAAGCGAAACGAAAATGCACCAGAGTTTGTAATCGGACGAATGAGTCTGAAATGTGATGAGGCGGTTCAGTTCATGAGAGACCACCACAAGAATGGGTGGGTGAACCTAAACATCATGCAAGCCAAATCAGGGTCTTACTATGTAGAGTTGGACACATTCGAACCGAAGCGACAAAGTGCTAATGAACCACAGAGTGCTAAGAATGTGACGACTAATGTTAAGCCCGCAGAAGAGCTACCATTCTAGTTGGTTGTTGTTATTTGTACAGTTGGGGGGGAGGGGACTCCCCCCTTTTTTAACAATGAAAATGCTGAGATGTCAACTTTTATCCTCCATATACAATATGTATTCTCTACTCTATATATTTTTTATTTTTATATACGAGGTAAAAAAGTTAACATTATAAACAACTAGCTGATTATCAGAGAGAAACTCAACACAAAGTCAACACAAAGTCAACACAACTACAACAAACTCAACACGAATGATAACAATATTTAAGAATATAAGAGAAACAAACACGCCATTCCATCGAGATGTTGAGCACATTCTTGATAGAATCAAGGATGGTTCATCGAAGGAGTTGGTTAAGAAGATACGCAAGGAGCATAGAAAGCCCGAGCGAAACGAATTAAAGAAGATGCTACCAGCCATATGTTTTTCTGGTAGGTTTAACAAACGCTTGGACTCAGCCATTCAAGAGCATAGCGGTTTGATATGTTTAGATTTTGATGGATACGAGAAGAGCAAGGAGTTATTATCGGACAAGGAGAAGATAAGCAAGTCACCATACACATACTCCGTATTCTTATCTCCGAGTGGAAGAGGGCTAAAGGTATTGGTTAAGATACCAAAGGACGTAGACAACCACGTTAATTATTTCAATGCGCTTGAGAAGCACTACAACAACGATAGATTTGACAAGACATCAAAGAATATATCTAGGGTTTGCTACGAGTCATACGACCCACTGATATACATAAACAAGAACTCATCTGTATGGGACAAGGTAGATGAGCCAGACTATCAAGAGAAGCACCAGTATCGTGATGCACCAACGATACCAATCACAGATGAGAATAAGATTGTAGACATATTGGTTAAGTGGTGGACAAAGAAGTATCCGATGGTGGAGGGGCAGCGAAATCAAAACTGCTTCATACTTGCGAGTGCATTCAATGACTTTGGTGTAAACAAATCATTGGCTTCATTTATTCTAAACCAATACTCGGGAAGCGGTTTTGGTGAGGATGAGATAACAAGAACAATTGACTCGGCATACTCAAACACTCAGAACTTTGGAACCAAATACTACGAGGATGAGGAGAGGGTAAACAACATACGTGTCAAGTTAAAGAGGGGTGTATCAAAGAAGGAGGTTCGGAACCAGCTAGAGCAGTCAAACATTGACAATAGCATAATTGACTCGGTCATATCTAGGATTGATGAAGAATCAAAGGAGGCTCAGTTCTGGCAAAAGAATGAGAAGGGTGTCATCAAGATAATACACATACTATTCAAGCACTTCCTACAAGAGAACGGGTTCTACAAGTATTGCCCAGAGGGTAGTAAGAACTATGTATTTGTACGTGTTACGAACAACCTGATTGACCACACGGATGAGAAGCAGATTAAGGACTTCGTGCTGAACTATCTGCTCGACATTGATGATGCATCGGTATATAATTACTTCGCAGACCAGACCCGATTCTTCAGGGAGGAGTTCTTGACATTGTTGTCAACGATAGATATCTATTTCATAGAGGACAACAAGGACACATCCTATATATACTATAAGAACTGTGCCGTAAAGGTAACCAAGGATGAGGTCACGATGATTGATTACATAGACTTGGGTGGTTATGTTTGGAAAGACCACGTAATCGACAGGAAGTTTGTTATGTGTCAATCAAATACCGACTACAAAAAATTCGTTCACAACATATGCAACAATGAGTTGGATAGGATATCATCTATGGAGTCAACAATAGGATTCTTGATGCACGCACACAAGAACCTATCGTATTGTCCAGCAGTCATACTGAATGATGAGGTGATAAGCGATAGCCCAGAGGGTGGAACGGGCAAGGGTATCTTCATGAGTGCGCTGAGTCACATGAAGAAGGTTGTAACAATAGATGGTAAGTCATTCACATTTGAACGCTCGTTTGCCTACCAATTGGTTTCAGCAGACACGCAGATACTTGTGTTTGATGACGTAAAGAAGAACTTTGACTTCGAGAGATTATTCTCTGTAGTTACAGAGGGATTAACGCTTGAGAAGAAGAACAAGGATGCCATCAAGATACCATTCAGCAAGTCCCCCAAGATTGGCATCACAACAAACTACGCCATAAGGGGTAGTGGTAATTCATTTGCTAGGCGTAAGTGGGAGCTGGAGCTTCATCAATACTACAACAAGAACAGAACACCACTTGATGATTTTGGTAAGTTGTTATTTGGTGATTGGGATGATGATGATTGGTGTGCCTTTGACAACTACATGATAGGCTGCCTTCAGGGTTACTTAGCCACTGGTTTGGTTGAGAGTAAGTGTGAAAAAAAGGTACGCACATTGTCAACAGAGACATCTCACGACTTCATTGAGTGGTGTGGTTTGGTTTACGGGGGTCAAGTAAATACACTGCTCAAGAAGGATGAGAGGATAAATTTATCTGTTTGCTATCATAACTTCATTGAGGAGTATCCAGACTATGGTCCGAAGTCAAAGGAAACCATAAGTCGAATAAAGTTCAACAAGTGGATGTATGCCTATGGCTCATATGTATCAAGCGTAAAGGTTGAGGAGGGTAGAGATAGCAGTGGTAAGTATATAATAATTAAGAGTGAGCCAAAACCAACGCAAAGTAATTTAAACATATGAAGGATTATGATTACGTAAATCCCGAGCATTACAAGTCATACCATAAGGAGACTTGGGAAATGATGATAGACATCTGGGGGGTTGATAGATACATCTCCTACTGCGAGATGAATGCCTTCAAGTACCGTATGAGGTTGGG